GTGGACTTTCTAGCAGATTTTCGATGGGTTTGATACATATTAGAGACTCTCACTTTGATTTATCGCACGAAATCATTACATTTGGGCCTAAGATGTCACATGATGACACAATAGAAAGTCTTTATTATGCCTGTAAACATTCTTTTCCCCCCAATATGAAAAAGGGAAAAAGAAATAATTGGGTTAAGACAATAAAAAAAGCAAAGAGTTGGATAACTGCATAATGGCAACAAAAAGCACACATAATATAGAATTACCTAAAAGCACAGGTAGTACATCTATGAAAACAAAAGGAGAGTTAGGAGTACAAGGATTTGATGACGCTGGCCCTAAGAAATCATATTGGCAAAGTTTTATGCCACATAATAAATTTCATGCAAAAAGAAAAATAAATAATTTATATTCACAAAAACAGAGGAAAAAAGATGCCTAAATTTGGAAAGAGGTCAAAAGAAAGATTAAAAGGAGTTAAACCAGAACTTGTAAATGTATTAAATGAGCTTATAAAATTAATGGATGTTACTATAATTGAAGGTCTTCGTACAGAAGAAAGACAAAATGAATTAGTTTCTCAAGGAAAATCAAAAACTAAATATAGCAAACATTTATCAGGTAAAGCAGTTGATTTAGCTCCTTATCCAATTGACTGGAAAGACAGAGAAAGATTTCATTATATGGGTGGAATGGTTAGAGGAATCGGTAAACAAATGGGTGTTAATATTCGTTGGGGCGGCGATTGGGATAGTGATGGCGAAGTAAAAGATAATGGTTTTGACGACTTAGTTCACGTGGAGATTAGAGGATAATGGATTTATTAAGTGCTATTTCAGATTCTACTGTTAGTTATAATTTATTAGAATTAGCAATACCTGAAATAAAAAAATCTATAAGAAAAGTTGCTCCTTATGGCAAAGGATATAAGTTGCCAATATATGGAAAAATGAAAGCAAATAAAGATTATGAAAATTTATTAGATGCAATTGTTAATGAAAGATTAGAATTAAAAATGGTAGAACCTGGAAAAGTTTATAAAGATAAAGTTACTTTACCAACATATGCACAGGGAATATATAGTCAAAAAAAATGGCATGAAGGTGTAAAATATGATGATGTTATTGGAAATTCAAAAAAAGCATATAGTGGTAAAAATGTACTTAATGTTGGAACATTAAAATCTTTTGAAAAAAGATATGGTAAAGAAAAAGCAAAACAAAAACAATTAGAAGTAATATTTCATGAAATGCTACATGGTATTGGAGAACATTATGAAGAAGGAAGAAATACTTTAAAAGAAGATTTTATATCAACTACTTTATTTCCAGAAAGTACAGGAAGTTACAACAAACAAGCAAAAACTTTATTACAAAAATATTTGGAGAGTAATTAATGGCTAGAGGTAATCAAAAAGTAGTAGACCAAGTACATGATTTATATAATAAAGCAAATGGTTCTAATAGAGCTAAATGGGAATTTATAGCACAAAAATCTTATGAGTTTTTTCTAGGAGAACAACTTACAGAAGACGAACAAGATGCATTAAAAAGTGCAGGTATGCCAAATTTTACAGTTAATAGGATTACTCCTGTTATTGAAATGATGAAATTCTTTGCAACTGCAAATACTCCAAGATGGCAAGCTGTAGGAGCAGATGGAAGTGATGCAGATGTAGCTGCTGTACATTCTGATATTGCAGATTATTGTTGGTATAATTCTAATGGAGATAGTATTTATGCTCAAGTAATTCAAGATTCTCTTGTTAAAGGAGTTGGGTATATGCAAGTAGATGTAGACCCTAACCAAGATAGAGGATTAGGAGAAGTTATATTTAAAAGAGTAGAACCATTTGATGTATATCCAGACCCTACATCTAGAGACTTTTTATTTAGAGATGCTAGTTATATTGTTATACGAAAAGATTTACCAAGAGAACAAGTAAAAAGTTTATTTCCAGATAAATCAAGACAAATAAATAATGCAAGTAGTAACTCTGCTGGAGAAGATGATTATTCAGATAGAGATATTATGGAAACAGATATTATTTTTCCTGCGGATACTCATGGAGAATCTTATGATTCAACAGGAGAAGAAGATGATATTATAGATTACTATGAATGTTATAGTAAAGAACAAGTTGCTTTTGTAAATATATTTGTTAATATGCCTCCGGGCCCATTAGAAATGGCAGAAATAGAAAAACAAGTTGAGGTAGATTTAAAAGATTTTGAATCAGAAAAAATGGTTCAAGTAGAAGAAAAAGCATTGCAAATATCTAATCAAGTTCAACAAGGTGAAATAATAGAACAAAGAGGACAATTAGAAATTGAAAGAGTAAGAAGAGAAGCAATAGAATCTGTAGAACAACAAAAAGTAATTTTAATAAATAAATTAAAAGAATCAGAATCTAGAATAGAGAATCGTGTTGTTACTCAAGCTGAGTATGACATAATGATTGAAGATAAAAAAGTAGCAGGTAATATTGTAGATGCTGTTGATTTTTATGAAAGTAGAATAAAATTAACAATTGTTGTTGGTGATAAATTAATGTATGATGAAGTATTACCAATTAAAGATTATCCAATTGTTCCTTTCGTATATCAATATACAGGCACACCCTTTCCTCAAAGTGCAGTAACTCCACTTGTAGGTAAACAACAAGAATTAAATAAAGCTCACCAAATATTAATACATAATGCAAATCTAGCATCTAATCTTAGATGGATGTATGAAGAAGGTTCAGTACCTGAAGAAGAATGGGAACAATACTCATCTTCTCCAGGCGCATTGTTAAAATATAGAAGTGGTTTTAGTCCTCCAACTCCAGTACAACCTATGCCATTAAATAGTGCATTTTTTGGTATTACTCAAAATGCTAAAGCAGATATGGAGTATATAGCAGGAGTTTATTCGTCTATGCAAGGAGATACAAGTTCTTCTCCAGAAACGTATAGAGGATTGCTTCAGATGGATGAGTTTGGAACAAGAAGAATTAAATCTTGGATGCAAAATGTTGTAGAACCTGCCTTAGAACATCTTGGAGTTATATTTAAAGATTGGGCACAAGATACATACATTGCAAATAAAGTATTTAGAATTGTACAACCAAATAATATAGATGAAGAAAAATCTGTAGAAATTAATATACCTATATTTAATGATTTAGGAAATGCAGTTAAAAAATGGAATGATTATTCTACTGCAAGATTTGATGTTAGAATTATTGGTGGTTCTACGTTACCATTAAATAGATGGGCATTATTAGAAGAATATTTTAAGTGGTATCAATCTGGGTTAATAGATGATGTCGCTATGTTAGCAGAAACAGATGTAAGAGGAAAAGAAGGAATACTTAAACGTAAATCTGTTTATATGCAATTAAGAAATCAATTAGAACAACTAGATGAAATAGTTAAAGATAGAGATGGAACAATAGAAACATTAGAAAGACAATTAGTTCAATCTGGCATTAAACAAAAAGTTAATAATGCAGATATGTCTATGAAAAAAGATGTTATGGAAACAGAAGCCGCACAAGCTATTTTTAGAGAAAAACTTAAAAACGAAACAAATTCAAAAATGAAAGAACTAGGTATAGCATTTGGACAAAAACAAAAAGAAATGTCTAATGCTAAAGAATAGTTGTTTTTTTGAATCTTAATAACATAAATTAAGGAGAAATTATGGCTAATGTAAACACAGACAACCTATCTACAAATGAGTTAAATGACTTTAACATAGATAGCCCTGATAATAATACGCCAGACACAGCTGACGATTTTTTTGAAGCTCTTGACCGTAAGGTAAATCAAGGTATACTGGAGCCGGAAGAAGAACCAGCATTGATGCAAAGTGAAGCAGAACCTGAAACCTCAGAAATGAGCCCAGAAGCTGTTGAACAAGAGCATAATTGGGAAAAAAGGTATAGTGATTCAAGTTCAGAAGCTAAGCGACTTAACACTCGTTTATCAGAATTAGAACCTTATGTACCTGTTCTCGATGCAATGAAAAAAGACCCTAATTTAGTCAATCATGTAAGAGGCTATTTTGAGGGTGGTGGTTCAACCCCTAAGAAAGTAACGGAAAGACTTGGTTTGGATGATGATTTTATTTTTGACGCTGATGACGCAGTTAGTAATACTGACTCAGATTCAGCAAAAGTTCTACAAGCAACAATAGACGGAGTTGTTAGTCAACGACTTGGTAGTTACGCTAAAGAACAAGAAAGTCAAACTAAAAGAGTAGGAGCAGAAAAAGAATTTAGAGCAAAACATGAAATGAGTGATGACAAGTGGCAAGATTTTGTCAAGTTTGCAAACTCTCGTTCACTTTCTCTAGATGATATTTACTATCTTATGAATCGACAAAGTAGAGATAAAAATGTCGCACAATCTACTCGTCAAGATATGGCAGAGCAGATGAAGCGAGTAAGGCAAAAACCTCAAAGCGCATCCTCAATAGGTGGCGCAGTAAGGAATGAGCAACCTTCTCAAGAAGACCAAGTATTTAACGCTATTTTAGGGATTGATTCGGAACTAGAATCTGTATTCGGTAGGTAACCGAGTATACAACTTAAAATAAGGAGCTAAAAATGGCTGACATTTTTGGAATGTCCGATGTCACTGGTTTAACAGAATCCGCTGCTGGTAATTCAGGAAGTGGTTTATCAACTGGTGACCTTAGACGGAAATATAGCTTTGGTGATAGAGTTAGTGAATTAGCGATTGCACAAGACCCATTCTTTAGAATGGTTTCTAAAATTGCTAAGAATCCAACTGATGACCCTCAGTTTAAATTTACAGAAAGACGACCTTCTATGCATAAACGATATGCATATGTCGTAGCTCATGGAGCGAGCATTGGAGCATTGGCATCAAGTGATGCTACTGTTGCAAAAGCATCTATTAACGCAGGAGATACTTACTATTTTAGAATGATGAGTGATTACAAGAACGATGGTAACATCGGTCAAGTATATGGTTCATCTAATTCTATTAGAGTAGGTGACAACGGAACAAGACCTAACTTTTTTATCGAAGGTCAACTTGTTAAGATTCCTCTTCACGCAACAGCAAACGCAGCTACAGCTGCTAATGCATTTCAGGTTACTGATTATGCTGTAGGAAGAATCAAAGAAGTTACTCTAAATGCAGAAGGCACAGTTTCAGCCTCAGCAAACTCAGTTGATTTAAAACTAGAGATTGTTAGAGAGCAAGACGCAGCTGGTGATTTAGAACTTTCTGGTTGGGGTGCTGGCGGAACTGCTCAAAAAGACCTATCTGCAAATACTGATGATGCAGATGCAACTGAATTTGCTGGATTTAAAATTGCATCTCAGCTTGAAAAAGCTAGAGCTCATGTAGTTGGTAATTCTTTTGGACAAGGTTCTGGTTATCCTGAGACATGGAAAGACCAACCTTACTCAACAGGTAGTGGCTTAACTCAAATTTGGAAAACAGCTTTAGCTATGGACAACACAACTCGTGCAACTGTTCTAAAGTATGAACCAAATGAGTTTGCTAGAATCTGGAGAGAAAAGTTGATTGAGCATAAATGGGATATCGAAACATCATTACTATTTGGTAGTCAATACACAGATGGAGATGGCGTTCAATATACTCAAGGAGCTGTTGATTATATATTAAGTTATGGTAATCAATTTGCTTTAAGTCTTGCAACAAAAACTCAAGATGATTTTCTTGATGATTTATCTCAATTCTTAGACCCTCGATACAACAATAGTCCTGCTACTGTATTCTTTTGTTCTACAGAAGTTTACAATTGGTTGCACAAGTTAAGTGGATACTTTGCTAATAATGTTGGAGCAATTCAACCATTTGCAGCTGGTGTTCCAGATACTACTGCTTCTGATTCTACAAAGAGTGTAGGTCGTGCAGGTGTTGATATGATTGGTAAAAAGAGAGCATTTGGAGTTGACGTAACTGTTATTTCTACACCTTATGGTGATATGAATGTAGCACGTAACGTACACTTAGATGGTTCTCCTGTGAAGATACTCGCATGTAATATGCGTCATTTATCTTACAGACCATTGGTTGGTAATGGAATGAATCGTGATACAGCTATTTATGTTGGAGTTCAAACTCTAGAAAATAGTGGTATTGACCGAAGGGTAGACATCATTCAAACAGAAGCCGGTATGGAGTTTCAGATGCCTGAATCTCACGCCGTCTGGGTATAAGGAGTTAAATTATGGGAATACCTCTATATGGACAAGACTCTGAAGGAAACAAACTTGACCACGCTCGTGGTGGAGTTAAAGTTGTTGATTCAAGTATAACATTGTCTGCAAAAGACTCTGGTAAAGCTATAGTAATAATTGCAAATGCAGGAATTACTATTAAATTACCAGCACCATCTAAAGGAATGGCTTTTCAATTCTTATTTGGTGGTAATGCTGCAGAAACAGAAGATGTTATAGTTGATAGTCAATCTGATAGTTATTATCTAAACGGAGCATTAAGTATCCATGATACTGATGCAACAGGAGCAGTTGCTTTAGCACCTATTTATCCTGATGGAAATAGTAACTCTAAGATGACATTAAAAGACCCTGCTGGGGGAACTTGGATGAACATGGTTTCTGACGGAACGCTTTGGTATTGTGTTGGATTAATAGCGACAGCTACTGCTACCGCTGTTGTTTACGCAGACCAATCGTAAAACCTAAAACAATGTATGGGGGCCTTCGGGCCTCCATATATAAAAGATTTAAAATATGGCAACATTTCAAGCACAAGTAGAAGGACTAACTGGACTATCAATTGGTTCTTCTCCTACTACAGATGAATTAACACAATTTTTAAAAGATGGTGTTTTAGATGTTACAAGTCGAGTCTTAGCAATAAGACCTCAAGACATAGATAATTTTCAAAGAGAAAGTGCAACAATAGATTCTAATGGTGGATTAGATTTAGGTGGAGCAAAAATTATTTCTGTAATTAGAGAAGCAAATGCTGATGGAAGCGCAGATGACACAACAGTTTGGAAACCTTGTAAAAGAATATCACCAGCTTTACAATCAGAAGTCCAAGACACATCTAGTTTAAATTATGCATCTATTCATAGTCCAGTTTATATAATTGATGATAATAATAAAATTAATGTTTATCCAGTAGCATCTGCTAATAATGGATATAAAGTTTATTATGTAAATAATGTACCTACAGATGAAACAAATGAAATTGCTTTAATACATTCACATTCAGATATAAAATATTTTCCTAATGATAAAATTTATTTAGTTTCAATATATGCATCTATAAAAAGTTTATACAATGCATTGTCTTCACATGAAAATCCTATAGTAGTTCCTAATTTTGGAGATGCTGAAAATTTAATAAGTGTAGAAGAAGACGCTGAAATGTTAGCAGGTAGAATACAAACTATTAATGCACAGATAGCAGATTATCAAGCAAAAGTCCAAGAATCTGTTGTTGATTATGGATGGATGGAACAAAGAGCTAAAACATTAATGCAAGAATATAATTCTGCTTTTGCAGTAATGGCCGGGCCTCAACCTCAAGGAAATAAATAATGGCAGATAGAGCATCAGCAAGTTTATCAGCATCTAT